TTCAATTCGATTGAATTCTGAAAAGAAACTATAAGAGAGAGATATGAATGGACTGCAGGTTGGACGATAAGTCTGACTTGCAGTTTTTTTGTGTGTATAGGAGAGGGAAAATGGCAATAGTCTAAAGTGTCTGGCTCATCAGTTTTAGGTATTGTCTAAAACCCCCATTATTAGGTATTGCAAGAATAAGAAAAAAGCCGTATCTTTGCACCCGTAAACGAGAATAGATTAATCGTAGGAGTACGGTAATTGTTTGAAACTATTAGTTTGTTCGAAATATGACTTTTAGATAGAATATATTAATAAAACGAATCTTGTTCGCTAATAGAAATAATTCATAATGTTTTTGTATTAAAGGAAAAAGCTTATCCGAGAGGATAGGCTTTTCTGTTGTTATACAGATAGTTAAGCGTGTATTGGTGCTGGTGTTGAAAATATCTAGCACCAAAATAGCACCAAATTTTTAGCTAGCACCAAAAAGAAAAATAACAAATTGCTGTTCAGAAGTTTAGCCTAGCTTTTACCCACTATTATTTTTATAGTTTTTTAACAAATAGCCAAATGTATAATACGTGTATTTCAAATGTATAATAAAGTGTAGTTTTGCTCGCTTTTCACAAAACTTCACATTTGGTTGTTCAAAAAAAAGTTTCTATCTTTGCACCAGTCAAACGTAGCGGAATGACAAATGAAAGAAGACCTCCTTTCCGGCGAAAGCCGACAAGATATGGAATCCCTGAGTTCTAGACCGCTACCTAGGCTTGGGGATTCTCCTTTTTTATCCCTGAGTTTTTTGGCAAGACAAGATGGAAGACTATGGGCTAGATACATTCCGATTCATCAAGTCTATAAATTGCAAGGAAGAGTCACGGCAAAGCACAGGATTGATTGCAGAAGGTGCGACAAGGACTGAAAGCTATATTTCAGAAAGCTGCAAAACCGATTCACGTATAGATTTGTGATAGGTCGATGGAAGGGGCGAATATACGGTCTCCACCAAAGTGAATCCTCCACCACAATGAAAGACTTGTGGGTAAGGGGGATTTTGCTTCCCTCAGCTAACGTGCAACCAGTTCCTATTTTAAGTTTTTGGAATATATAAATAAATATTTTCGTTATGAACAATAAAATTAATAATAAACAACCTAACGTGTACGTGCCTACACGTGAAGAGTTCAATGAGTTTTGCATCAATGGGATGAAACTGGATGATCAGGAATGGATAGATGCCATTTGGAAGCTTGCTTCAAAAGTAGGATGGAGAAAGAAAAATGGAGAAGCTCCTAACCATTGGCATTCTCTTGTTTCTGCATATAATGGGGTACTCATTGCTCAAAGGGGAAGAAAACCTCATTTACTGGCGAAGAAGAAAAACTCTGTTCCTCAGCATGAAAAGACAATCATCAACGAGATTGAAGATGAGTTCCCTGATAATGGCTTGCACTATGTGGCTTATACAGATGGGTCTTGTGATAACCTATCACAAACCAAGGCTGGTGGTGCGGCTTATATTCTCCTTAAAGATGGTGAGATTGTGAAGATGAAGAATCATGGGCAACTGAACACTTCAAACAACAGAATGGAGTTACTGGCAATCATTAGTGCCGTAAATGCTTGCCCTGATGGTGCATACATAGACATCTATACCGATAGTCAGTATTGTATCTTGGTGCTCTCCAAGTCTTACAAGCCAAAGAAGAATCCTGATCTCTACGAATTGTACAAGAAGTGTTCTGCCCATGTTGCTGGTGTTCGTTTCCATTGGGTTAAAGGTCACAATGGTGACAAGTACAATGAAATGGTAGATAGCTTGGCTTATGGAGCATACTGCGACATCTGCGAGCAATATAACATCGAGAAAACAAAGAGACATTAAGATATTGAATGAAGTTAATAATTAAAATTATAAGATTATGAGTGAATTATATTGGTTAGGTGTTTTGGGCAACTTGCATGAATTATGTGGGGTTACTGCAGTTCTTTGCTTTTTTGTTTTTGCTGCTTTAGGTATATGGGTATTTATGTGCATTGATGATTTTGAAGAGCCATCTCCTTTTATTAAAAAAGTATTGAAGGGTTCTCTTTTCGCTATTGTGTTTGCGATATTTGGGTGTATATTTATTCCTTCACAAAAGAATCTCCTTATCATCTATGGGGTAGGCGGTACTATTGATTATCTCAAAGACAATAAGGATGCAAATAAGATTCCTGATAAGTGCATTAAGGCTCTTGATAAGTATCTTGATGATGCGTTGACGGAAGATAAAGATAAGGAATAACTATGGTATCAGAATCAGCTAGATATTATCAGACTCATCCGGCAGCAAGGGAGCGCAAGAAGAAATACGATACACGCTTTGAGTCTTCACCTACACAGAAGGCTAAGCGTAGGGAGTTGGCTCGTCATAATGCCGAACACGACAAGAAGTATGGATCAGCATCCAGAAGAGGTATGGATGCTTCACATACCAAGTCAGGAATCAGGTATAAACCTTCATCTGTGAATCGTGGTTCCAAGACGGATATGGCTGGAGATAGAAGAGCTAGGGGCGGTCGCTGATAGTGATTGCCGGAACATACGGAAAGAATAAGAGGGAGTGCTCACGCATTCCCTCTTCCGTTATCAACAATCTATTAACCTTAAATAAAAACCTTTAACCTATGAACTTTAATTTCAAATCAATAAGATCAAATGAACAAAATATTTCTAAGAACCCATTAACCTTCCTCCTCAGACATCTGCTTCAACTTCTCTGTAAGCGCATTTGCAATCTCACGCTTATCTTCGAGAGTGACGGTCTGCAGCTTCGGACAATTAAACTCCAGCATCTTGATGAAGGTGCTGACCTTATCCTTCGGCTCGCATTTGTACCATGCCGCCATGAAATCATCCCAAGCATCTCTAGTGAAGTCGGCACACAGCTCACGAAACTCCTTCTTGATAGGAGACTCGTAACCTTTCTGCTTACCGCCGGATTTCGCCCGACCTTTCTCGAACTGACCTTTTGAATTTCTGTCTGTAGCCATATCCTTCACTTAATATGATGCAAAGGTACGCACAATCCTGCACATAGAAATCTTATCTATTAACTTTTTGCTGCTAAGTTAATGGATAAGATGCTTATATAATAAGGTATAGTTATCTTTGCTGCAGTTTAAACGTTTAAAATAATTTTTTATGTTAGGATCATTAATCGGTGCAGGACTCGGTGTTGCAAGTAGTATCTTTGGTGGCATTTCTGCCAGAAAGGCAAGACGAAAGCAGGAGCGGATGCTTGCACAGCAGGAACAGGAAAATCAGGCATGGTATGACAGGAAGTACAATGAAGACCCTACCAAGCGTGCCGATACGGTTCGTTTGCTCACTCAGATGCAGGAGCAGATCAAGAACAGAAACAAGGCTGCTAAGGGCAGACAAGCGGTGATGGGCGGTACGGAAGACTCCACCACAGCAGTGAAGGAAGCGAACAACAAGACTCTTGCCGACACGACCTCCCAGATTGTGGCTGCAAATGAGGCTCGCAAGGATGCCATCGAAGGTCAGTATCAGGCGAGAAAGGATGCTATTCAGAACAAGAGGATGGGGCTGGAAGCTGAGAAGGCTGCTGATACTGCTAGTGTGGCTGCTGGTGTTGCCGGAACTGCCGCCAATATCGCTTCTACCATTGATAGCGGATTGAGTGGTGTCAAGAAGGCTCCGAACATGAATGTGACTCAGGAGCAGTTAAGTGGTATCGCCAAGAATCCTGATGATGTTCTCGGCTTGAAGGCTAAGACTACTGGTCTCCCTTCTGAGGGTGAGCTGAATAGTCTAGGTGCTAAACTTCAAAAGGTAAACGTATAGTTATGGGATTGGCAGATTATTTACGAACGAACAATGGCTTGAAGACTACACAGAGTGTACTCAACAAGCAGCAGAGTGGTGTGGATGCTGCTCAGAAGGCTTCTCCTGAACAGATCAATATGAACACCGCACAAGCTATGCTCCATGGCAAGGAGGAGCAGCTAACTCCTCCAAAGGATGCACATGAGCAAGCGGTGAGAATGAACCAGCAGACTGCCGAGGGTATGCTGAACGGCTCTATCCCTATCGTGAAGAAGGAAGAGCCGAAGCCGGAAGCCAAGCAGGAGCCGGAAAAGAAGCAGTTGACCTATGCGGAAATGTATAAGATGCTGAATCCTGCTGATAGTGAATCTCCTGAGCAGAGAGCACAGAGAGAGAAGAACGAGAAGCGGAAGGCTCGTATCGCTGCCTTTGGAGATGGTCTTCGGGCACTCGCCAACATCGTCTTCGCCAGCAAGGGAGCCAAGGTGGTACACAATCCTGAGTCGGATATGACTGCTGCCATTAACAAGCGAAAGGCTTATATGGATGCTCAGCGTGAGAAGAATCGGGCGGCTTGGCAGGCTGGCTATCAGAGGGCATTGGCTCTTGATGAGGAAGCTCGTAAGAACAACCTGACTATTGGCGAGCAGATTAGACATAACGTGGAGAATGAGGGTATCGCTAAGACAAAGCTAGACCAGAGTCAGCAGAGAATTGATATTAACAGAATGCGTATCACCAACCAGCAGGAGTACAATCAGGCTAGACTTGAACTTGATAGACTTTGGAAGGAAAACAAGATAAGCCAAGGAGAAAAAGAACTTGCTATCAAGCTTCTGAATGCACAAGCTAATCAAATCCGTGCAAACAAGTCAGGAGGTGGTCGTGGCAGTCGTGGTGGTTCTTCTAAAGAAGACTGGGATTCTGAATATCTCAAACTGAATGGAGAACATCCTTCTGAGGTGGCAGATGCTAATCAAACCGTAGCAAATGGAGGTATCAAACCAAATACTGCTGCAGGACGAAAGCAAGTTGTGAAGATAGTCAGAAAGAAGATTGCCCATAAGGGTGGAGGCTCATCCCATGTTGGCGGTTCTACGAGTAACAATAGTCGAGCTAAGCAATTAGCCAAAAAGTACGGATTTTAAAGAGTAATATTATGCCAGATAATGTAGATAAGTTATTTGAAATAATGCAGGCGAAAGGTGCTGCTAGTGATAGAGATAAGTTCCGAAAAGTATTCTTGACTCCAGGTAATAAGGGGTATAAGATAAGAAAGGATATTTATGATGGTCTCAGGGCAGACGGCATTATAGATAGTCCTACTTACGAGGATTTTAGACGAAAGTTAAGACTTGGTGGTACTCCAACAGTCAATAAGTATCGTCAGCAAATGTTTAACTCTGTTGACCCAAACAAGAGCAGAGCGTCAGAACTTACTCATAGAGCGGTAGGTCAGGCTGTAAGGGCAACCAACAATGTCCGTAAGCCAGTTGTCGCAAAGGTTGTGAATCAGAAAGGTAAGCCAACTGGAGAGGAGTTTGCCATTACTCCTGCCAAGACCGTAGAAGACCTTGATCGGGAGTATGCTCAGGAGACAACAAAGAACTGGGAGAATGAACTGAACGACCAGATGGCTGATGCCGACAAGGATGCAGCTAAGATTAGCGATATGTTCAAGTCCTTCATCGGTTCTACTGATGAGGTGGGTAGCGTATGGGGTAATATGACTAGGGGTGGTGGTATCGCTGGTACTCCTCATAGTGTTACTACCAACAATGGTATCTTGGAGAATACGGAAGCTCGACAACTTCTTGCTGCTGGTGACTACAATCGTAAGAGAAGAGAACTCTTGCAGTTGGAGCAGGATTCGAGAAATGGAGCAATCTTTGACAATCATTCTTTTTTTAGAGGAATGTATGATGCTGCCAAAGATACTGGATTCCTGACTGGCGGTGCGTCTGACCTCATCAATGCTGGCTCCTTGCTTGCGACCAAGCAGGATTTGGATAATGGTATTCATACTGAAGCTGGAGATATGCTGATGCAGCAAGCGGTAAAGAATAGCGATGCACAGAGTCAGTATGGTGATAATCAGGGATGGATGTACACTGGTGGTGTTATCACTACCAATATGGCTCCTTTTATGGTGCAGATTGGTAGTGCAGGATTCTCCAAGGGTATGAGTAACGCTATTGGTAAGGTTGTGCAGGGTGCTGCTTCAAAAGTGGCATTGGGTACTATGGAGAAAGCTACTGGAATGGCTGGTGCTCATATCGCAAACTATATCGGTAAGGTAACTGGTCTTACTACCAAAGCATTCGGCAAGGCTATCCAGTATGGAATTGTAGGTGCTGCCCAAGCCAATACGGTTGGTCTTGGAAATGTTGCTAACGATGTGATTAACCGCTATACTGGTCAGGTCTATCAGGATGAGCATGGTAACTACAAGTTCGGCACTTTTGATAGTGATGGTAAACTTGTGCATGAAGGCGGAGAAGACTTCCTTACTTCTCTCGTAAAGGGTGAGGCGGCTCAGACCATTGAGTTTGCTACAGAATTGGCTGGCGGTGGCATTGATGCTGCGGGTACTGTCCTAAAGAACTTCGTTACCAAAGGTGGCAAGAAAATTATCAACAAGTACAACATGGAGAATGTTTCCAAGGTGATTGACTTCTTGCTTAATAATAAGGTGTCAAAGAATGCAAGATACTTGAAGGCTGGTGCTGACAGAACTCTTGGTAAGGTGGAACTCAATAGTATTGTCGGTGAGTCTCTGGAGGAAGAGTTGGGAATCATCGCTAACACGGTCTTTACTGGTGATAACAAAATCTCAGACTTGTGGGATGAAAAGCAGCAGTCACAGATATGGGGCGGTATGCTCTTGTCTATAGGATTGATGAAGGGTATTGTTGCTCCTTTCCATGCTTATAATGCCAGGCAGTATTATTCCTATAAGCATAAGCTAGACAAGGCTGATGTGAATCTGTCTCAGTTGCTCGGTAAGGAGAAGTGGGAAGAACTCCGTAATCAGATTGATGCTACAACAAACGATGATATGCCTGAAATGGTAAACAAAATCAATCGTGATGTTGCTCTTGGCAAGAACAGACAGCCAGTGCGTGAGTACATTCAGAACTTGCTTATCATGCGTGGTTACGACATCGGCAATATGCTTGCTGCAAAGAAGGCAGTTGAAGATAAGGGTAAAGGTGTCTCTGTGAAGAACATGGAGAAGAATCAGGCATACCAGCAGGGTCGTGATGCCTACGGCTATGATACACATGAGATTCAGTTGGATCAGGCAGACAAACAGAAGACTCTTGCCCAGCTTCTTGGTATCACAGAGCAGCAGTTATCTACGATGAGTGATGAGGAACTTGATAACTTGTCAGGTCGTGATGATAACTTGGATAAAGCTATCTATGATTATCAGTTATCGACTATCCGTTATCAGGGTGTTGCTGATAATGCCCAAGATCAGGTTGACTTGGCTGCTCAGAAAGCAGCCCAAGCGGTTGATATGTACACCGACAAGTCACGTAACACAATACGTAACGCTACCATCAAGGCTACTGACGGCTTAGAAGACTATGGTGTGTACATTATCAATGGTAACATAGCTACCCATGATGATGGCTCTATTGATGTTGGTAATAGCGATGATATGATTCTCTTCTATGATCCTACAACCAATACTGTAGAACATGCAGATGCTACTAGATTTGCTGAACTCGGAAGCGAGGAGAATGCTGATGAGGTAAGAAATCAGGCTGTTGCTGATGCAAAGGAGAATGCCATTAAGGAAATCACCGGAATAATTGATGGTGTCGTGGAAGTCGGTACTCAGTTCAAGGCTATTGATGCTGACGGTACAGAACATACTTATGATGTTCTTTCTGACAATGGCGATGGTACGGCTATGATTACCATAGATGGAAATATCCCTACACAACTTGTCAAGGGTGAGAATGTAAATGTTCCAGTCTCGTTTGAAGAGTTGCAGAAAATGAAGGATGCTTCTGATCAGCAGAGATTGCAGGCAGCGAAGGCTCAGCGAGAACAGATGAAGAATGAGCGTGCTGAGCAGCAGATGCAAGCACAGACTACACAAGCAGAAAATCCTGCTCAGGAAAATAATATCCAGTCGGCACCTATTGAAGATAACCTAGACTACTCTGATATAATCAGAGAGGATGGTAAGGTTCAGATGGTAGATGTTTCTGATAAGGATGGAAATAATCTGTTCCCTGATGCTAAAGATGTGTTCTATATCCAAGGAAACAAGATGAGAACCAAGTTTGCTTACATTGATGCAAATGGAGAGTTGAAGGCTCAGAGCTTCCCTACTGGCTTGGTTAAGATAAAGACAAGGGGTGAAGTATCTGTTGATGATTACAAGAAGTATCGTAGTATGATACTCTCTGCTGAATCTCCTGCTATGCCTGAATCCTCAATGATAGAGGATAACAGTGGCACAATAGAGGCTAATAGAAGTGGAATAGAGGTTGAAGATAACACTCAGCCTTTATCAGAAGCTGATGCTGACAATGTAATCGCCCAGATGGAATCAAGTGCAGATACTGCTCCTGATTTGGAACTTACTCCAGACAACTGGACAGCAGAGTTTGGTGAAGATGGAACCTTATCTACTCCTATAGGTGATGTGAAGATGGGAGAGAATCAGGTGGCTAAGTTATTTGAGAAAGGTCGTTCCAAGGAGTTTGGTATGATTAAGCCAACGCTTACAGATCCTGATGTGATAATCGAAGTTCCTTCTCATTCTGCTGATGGTAATGAGGAACGTTCATCATCTTATCTGTTCATCAAGACTTTCTTGGGTAAGAATGGAGAGAAAGTGTACTATTTCAAGTCTGTAACCATCAAGAAGGATGGTCTTGAAATCAGCATTAGCAGTCACTATGACAGAGCAAAGAGAGTAAAGGAGGCATTAATGAAAGGGAAGTTGCTATATCGTAAGAACGATGGCGCACAGACCGAGCAGAACCAGCCTTCTGCTTCTGTGACAACTTCCCAAGAGGATGCTGCTGGCTCTTCTGAAAGCAAAGATACAAACATTTCTTCAAACGGCAATGAAAATAATGAAAGTTTAACATTTGAGGATGGAACTCCTATCCCAGTTGATGTGAATGGAGAGGTTGACCTTAGTCAGACTGATGCTGCTCATGCTGCTGAGTGGTATGATACAAACCTCGGTGAAGATGCTGATGGTTGGCTGGATGGAGAAATCAATAAGGCTAAGAAAGTATTGGAGCAAGCAAAGAATAGAAAGTTGACTGGCACTAAGCCTTCCGAGTTGGTTGCAAGCAAGAAGGAGAAGGAAGCAGCTATTGCTGATGCCCAAGCCCGTTATGACTCTGCAATCTCTATCCGTGATTCGTTGAAGGAAAGAAGAATTGCCAAGGAAGAGAATACTCCTGAGGGAAGAAAGAATCTCATTGAGAAGGCAAGAAGAAAGTTCTCTCGCTTGAAGAGTGCGGTAAAGGATGATGCTGAGGCAGTATCTCAGCTATACAAAGATGTTGTCGGCTCTCTCCTGCATCGTCTGTATGATGGCACTGGCATTGATGTGACTGATACCATTCCGCTTACTGCTGAGGAGTATGTGGCTAGCAATCTCGGTGCTCACTCTCTCAACTATGAGGGAACAGAGACAAGCAAGGGTGTAAAGCAGGAAACTGGATTGAGCAGGGAAGACTTTGCCAAGACTCAGCTCCTCGCTGCTGATGGCAAGGGAACTACCATTGATGATCTCGTACATAGTCTGTGGGAGAATCGTCCATCCAACCTTGAATCTCTCGATACTCAGGATATTCGCAATGCCCTTATTGGTGTGCTCACTAGCGGTTTCAAGGCTTCGGAAGCTAGAAACTATATTGAGAATCTCCGTATCGCTCAGGCTGAGAACATTCTTGAAGAGCAGAAGAAGGCGGCTGACAACGCTGTGTTCGCTGAGGAGCAGAAGGCTCCGGCAGAGGAACAGACTGAAACGACTCCTGAATCTGAGGAGAAGACAGAGGAAAATAACTCTGATAAGATTAATGATGAGGAGAATGAGCAGACAAATGCTCCTGAGCAGAATAAGTTCCCTGACAAACTAAAGGAGGGGAGTAAGACTATTGAAGTTCCTGATGATGCAACGGAAGAGAATCCTCTTGGCTTGCAACTTAGCGAAGATAAGGTTCCGTTTGAAATTGAAGGAGGAAAGAGCGGTGAGACATATAACATAAATGATAATGAAGACAGACAGAGACTTATCAATGACAACAAGGTGGATGATAAGGACATCTTGGATATTGATATGCCTAAACATGTACACAAGGCTATTAAGGAGTTGTGTAAGAAGATGGGATTGAAGGTTCAGTTCCTTTATATGGGCGCAAGGTCAAATGGTTGGATAGAAAATGGAACCATGTATCTTGCTCTGGACACAGAGAAGGCTACCCAGTTTGTCTTTGGTCACGAAATGACTCATGCCATCAAGCAGAAGAATCCTGAGGCATACAAAGATCTTGTTAAGGTTGCTATGGCGGTAACAACAAGGAAGAAGTTTGAGGAAGACTTGGCAAAGGTTTACCAAAACTATCATGGTATCTCTGGATATAACAATGTTGATGATTTTGTTGAGGAGGTTGTTGCTGATAACTTAGGAAAGTTTATTAATGACTTTGACTTGGCACAAAAGTTCTCTCTTCGTCTAAATCATCCTGTATTGGCAACGATTCTTCATGCTATCCAAGAGATTAAGCATCTGTTGTATGGAGACTTCTATAAGCCTGTAGATGCTTTGGAGCGTATCGTTGAACAGGCCTACGTGAAGACTGCCAATGGTCAGGTAACGAATACTGAGACTGGCGAAGATGTTTCCTTCTCTCTCCGTTTGAAGTCTGCTATTGAGGAAACAGAAACCAACCCATCTGATGCACAGAAGGAGAGTGGTAACTATAAGAAGGGACACATCAAGTTCGGTGGCTACGATTACACTATAGAAAATCCAAAGGGTTCAACTCGCTCAGGCAAGGATGCCGATGGTAAAGAATGGAAAGTTACCATGCACGATACCTATGGCTATATCCGTGGCAAGTTTGGCAAGGATGGTGACCATTTGGATATGTTTATCAATGACAAGGCAGACCTTGATAATTGGGATGGTGATGTGTTTGTTGTTGACCAAGTGAATCCTGATGGCTCGTTTGACGAGCATAAGGTAATGTATGGCTATGACTCCATGGATGATGCCAAAAAGGCTTATCTAGCCAACTATAGCGATGGCTGGCAAGGTCTTGGAAATATTACTGGAGCAAGTAAGGATGAGTTCGACAAGTGGCTTGACACGAGCAACCGTAAGTTAAAGCCATTTGCAGACTATGCTAAAGTAAAGTTCTCTCAGGCGCAGTCTGTTTCTGAACCTCGTTACTCGTTGAAGGATATAAAGCCAGTTGGTGTTGGTGCTTTTGGAAATATATACAATCAGTTCCGTGGCAATGCCAAGGCTGCAATCGAGTTCTTGAAGAAGGTTCGTGGTGGAGAAGCTGTCGGTGCTCTTCATCACAAGGATATTGGTGATATTGATTTGGTTTGGGGCAAAGAAGGAACTGGACATAGTGATGGCTATGGTCTTTCTAAACTTGTGAAGTATCATCCTGAGGTTCTTGATAATTTGCAGGAGATTCTGAATGATATGCGTGTAGTTTCAAGCAGTAAGAATCGTGTAAACTTGGAAAGTGAAACCCATAAGGCTGGTGTTCGTCTTACTTGGGATGGAGAAAGAAAATCTTGGTTGTTGACTGCATTTAAAAAGGAAACTTCGGCAAGCGACAAGAGGACAGACACTGCCGCTACTTCGTTGGAAGGTGACACCGCTCTCTCCCAAACCGAAGGTTCTGCTGCAAAGATAGACAATTCTTCTGAAACTGCCAAGGAAAATGGCGAAAAGTTTTCATTGAAGGACGAAAAAATCAAAAGTGTTGCAGAAAAGTTTGGAGTAAATGAGGATGATGTTGCTATGTATGCGAATGCAGTTGAACGAGGTTCTACTGCTGAGGCTGCACGTGCCAGAGCAAACATCAAACGATATTTATTGCAGGCAAATGAAGACAAGATTTCCTCATTTAAGGATATTATTAAGTACACCAAACCTATAAATGAAGCCTTGAAAGAGAACTTTGGTGACCTTGACGCTATGATTGAGGAACGAAGAAAGCAGGTAGAGGCGCAGCGTAATGCTATGGAAGCTGCAAGAAAAAGAGCGCAGGAAGAGGAAGAGAAGAGACAGAAACATCTGGATGAACTCTCTCTGCTTCCAACTGATGAACTTGATAAGCGTTATATGGATGCCATTGCTAATAATGATGAATCAACGGCAAGGGAAATGCTTGATGAATCAGCCAGACGTAATGGTTACGGTGACGTTGATAGCGATTACCAAGGTCAGGGAGCGTGGGCTGCTCCATCAAATCCTCAATATGAGTCTGATGAGGCAAGAAGAGCCGACATAGAAAACTCTCCTGATGTAAACTTGGAAGATATTGCATTAGGTTATAACTTGCAGCCTGATGATTATTTCGACAATCCAAGAGCATATATGAACAATACTGCTTATGGATTGGAGTCTGCTCATGTTATAAAGAATGCACTTGATGCCATTAAGAATGGCGAGAAAGATGTTAAGGTTAAGGTTTATCGTGCTGTTCCTACTTCTGTAAAGGAAGGTAAGTTGCGTAATGGTGACTGGGTTACTCCTTCAAAGAAGTATGCTGAAATGCACGGTGATAACAGGTTGGATGGAAAATATCGTATCATTGAAGATGAAGTTCCTGCAAATCAATTATGGTGGGATGGCAATGATGTTAACGAGTTCGGCTTTGATGATGGTAAGGAATACAGATATAAGAATGCCAAGAATAATCGTAAGCTGAATGACCTCATTACTTATGATAATAAGGGCAACGTAATACCTCCTTCAAAGCGTTTCAATTCTCGCAAGAGTGATATCCGTTTCTCTCTGAAAGAAGAAAAGGAGAAGATTGTGGCTGATGCCAAGGCAAACGGAACCTATATGACTGCTCCTAATGGTGAGAAGACCAAACTGGATGCTGAACAATGGGCAACCGTCCGTACTACCAACTTCAAGAACTGGTTTGGTGATTGGGAGAATGACCCTGAGAATGCTTCCAAGGTGGTGGATGAGAATGGTGAACCTATGGTGGTTTGGCATGGCAGAAGTGCCGAGTTCAACACCTTTGAGAAGAAGGAAGGTGTCCGCTTTATCATGGGGCTTGAAGACAAGGTGAAGGCAGAAGGATTCTTCTTCTCTCCTGATAAGGACTTGGCTGAGGAGTTTGCATCCAATTCGTCTAGACATCGTGGCGGCAAGGCTAATGTGGTTCCTTGTTTCCTGAATATCCGAAGACCAATGGATTTGACTGGCGAAGACTATGACAGAATCTACGAAGATGTGACTGGCTGGGAGTACATGGTGGGCATGGACACTCAGGACAATCTTTGGGGTATCATGGATGAAGAGGGCATGGCTGACAAGATTAAGGAGAAAGGCTATGATGGAGCCATCTTTGTTGAAGAAGTGGATGATAGCTATGAGCCTACCAAGATTTCCTATTGCGCTCTGGATGCCAACCAAATCAAGTCTGCCGAGAATAACAATGGCGATTTCTCTTCTGGTAACAACGATATACGATTCTCTCTCCGTGGCTCTACTCCTTACGACAAGCAGATGGAGGAGTGGATGGAGAAGAACCACTTAGAAAAGGGTGCTGTTCCTATGGAGAAACCTATCATGAAGGAAGGCGAGAATATCTTTGATTACGCCAACAGAATGGTAGAGTGGACTCGCAATCAGAACTTGTGGAAGACTGCTCCTAAGCAGACTGGATTCCAAGATGCACTCGCCAAGTGGAAGGCTGACAATGGTCTTTCTCCTGATGCCTATCCACCAGTCCGTCCTCATCGTGAAAACTATTCAACAGAAATCGGTTATACAGAAGACTTGGAAGAGTACAATAAGAAGAAGGAAATTTGGAAGTCTGCTCCAAAGCCAAAGGACTTTGATTTGTCAGTTGACTTGGAGGATATGAACAAGCAGCTTCGTAATATCAGAAGAGCGGTTCTGAATCAGAAGAACTATGACCAGAGAACGGTTAAGGCGGTATCTGACCTTGTACGAAAGATGCTCAACATCGGATGGGGTGACGGACTGAGCAGGGGTAAGGTAGGCAACCTTCTCTCTGCTGCCAAGAATGCCACTGGAGCCAATGACGTGAAGAAGTATCTCGACAAGGCTATGGGAATCCTTGCTGAAAACTATCTCAACCGTCTCTCAACTGCATACGACAACCTTATTAATACCAGGGGTGCAAGGGCAGACCAGAGTGGTGTGATCAAGATGGGTTCTCTTGATGCCAAAGGTCAGGCTTTCATGAGCGAGTATAAGAAGGCTATCAATATGGATGATAGTTCTCTGAATAACTATATAGCAAACATTGAGGAAGATTCTGCCAAGAATGAAGACAATGTGGAAATGAATGACTACAGACTTGCTGGCATTCAGGCTGCCATCATGTATAAGCAGCAGATTGGTGGCAATGATGCTGATATTTCTGAGTTGAAGAGACAGATTGGCGAGTTGAAGAATAAGAAGGATGCTACCAAGGAAGACAAGGATTTGTTGAAGTCTTTGGAAAAGAAGCTCTTTGAGAATAAGTTTGACCGCATCACCATGTACGAGAATCTTCTGAATAACATTCAGAGAATGGTGAAGGAGAGTAAGGGTAGGGCAAAGGAGTTCCGAGAGGAGATTGCCGAGCACAAGAACGAAATCCTACATCGTGCCAACTTGGATTTGGAAGGTGTGGATTCTTCTCATCATCATACCAAAACACGGAAGAAGAAATTTTGGAACAATCCTTTATTCCGTTTCGTTATGTCTTCAACATACACTTTTGAGCAGTTCTTGAAATACTTTGGCAGACATCATGCCAATGGCGAGGGTTATCTTTACAACTACTTTATGTCTGAATGGCATGATGCAGCAGATGAGCAGCAGTTATATAATGAAATGAACCGCAATGCCCTTGATGAGAAGACCAAGGAACTTTTCGGTAAGAAAAAGTTTATGAAGCTGGTAGGTATTGATGGTAAGGGTATGAAGGAAATGGATATTGATATTGCTGATTATTCCAACAAGGAGACTGGTAAGCGTACCATCCACCTGAAACAAGGTCAGATGCTTTATATCTATCTGGTCAACAAGGAGACTGATGGAGAAATGAAACTTCGTGCAATGGGTATTACAGAGGAAGATGTGGCTGTAATCGAGGCAAATCTTGACCCAAGAGTGAAGGCTATGGGCGAGTGGTTACAGGATGAATACCTTCCTGAATGTCAGAGAAGATACCAAGCTACTCATACTAAGTACTTCGGTGCTCCTATGAAGGAGGTGGAGAACTACTTCCCTCTTGCAATCGACCAAGATGCACGTAATCAAAACATAGATATAAATCAGAATTATGAGGAGATGAGTAGGCTTGCTGGTACATCTACTGGTGCTATTGTTACTCGTAGGGTGAATGTGATTCCTCTTGATATTGAGAATGCTGATGCTTTTGCTGTCGCATTCAATCATCTGGATGAAATGGAAGAATGGTCTGCATATTTGCCTTTCAAACAAGACATCAATACACTGCTGTCTTACACTCATTTTAAAAATCAGGTAAAGAATGTGTCTTCTGCTGCATACGGAAATGGTGAAACATTATGGAAAGAGTTTATGCAAACTGCTCAGATTGCCGCTGGAACCTACAGACCAAAGGTTGATAATTACACGATGGATGGAAAACTGGCAGCTCTTGCTGGAGGTATTGCTACCGCAAAGATTTCGGGTCGTTTGTGGACTGCAATCAAGCAAAGCCAGTCTGCTACCGTCTTTCTTCCCGAATGTGACTTCGGGTTGTTCGTAAAGAATAGTGTAAAACCTTATGGTTCTTACAAGTGGGCGAAAGAAAATCTTCCTTTGTTCCGTAAGCGTATTGAAGGACTTACCATTGGAGATATGAGAATCAAGCAGTTCTTGGATGATGTAGAGAAGTACCATGATTGGGCAAAGGCTATCTCAAAGTTTGGTATGTCTGCTAATATCCTCGTTGACTCTGTTACTTGTGCGGTAGGTGCTCGCTCTGTTTATGAAACAGAGTTAAAGAAACTGACCAAACTTGGCTATTCTAAGGAAAAGGCAGAGGAGAAGGCATTATTGAAGGCTTCGCTTTCATACAACAAGACACAGCAGTCTTCTGAGGGCGCTTTCCTGTCTCCTATGCAGGTTGATAGAACCTATGTTTCTGCTGCTCTCTCACTCTTCAAGAATGCCAACTATGCTTATGGTAGAGGTATGATTGAGGCTTGTCGTGGACTTGCCAAAACATACGATTTGTGGGGCGGTAAGCATAAAATTACAATCATTGAGTCTATGACAAGACAGATAATGAGAGAAGACGGATTGGATGAGTCTATTGCAAGGGCTATCGCAAGAAAAAGCTATTACCGAACATTCCGTAAAAGTATCGGTATGCTTCTGAACTATCTGACTCTTGTTCCGGTTTCTTGGGCTGCATACAAGGTGCTGCCATATCTTTTGACTGGTGATGATGATGATAAGAAACAGAAGATGATTGAGGATGCTGTTCTGAAAGGTTTTTCTACATCTATTACAGATAACTATGTCATTCCTTTCTTATCAAACGGCATTAATGCTGCTGTCGAGTTTGATGATAATGGTTCACCAACATTAAATTGGGATAAGTTGAAGTATCAGAACCTATACATCAATCCTGCTACATCAGATTTGGCAAACATCTATTCGATGGTAGCTAATCAGAAGTGGTATGCTGTAGGAAATAAGATAGGCATGCTTGGAGTTCAGTCACTTATCGGTTTCAATCCTGAGACTTTGGGAGCGTTATACCAGTTGGTAAGCGAAGGCGATTTCAAGGGTGATAACACCAACAAGGAAGTTCAAATTGCCGTATTGAAGGCTATCAGTGCACCTGAGGAAAGCATCCGTGAGTTGTATATGGATGAACTCGGTTTGAATAATGGAGACAAGGATGTGGTTAAGAAGTTCATGTCTAAGGTGGGGCTTGATGGTGATGATATTAACAAGATTCCTTTGTCTGTATTGGAGCAGAGATATGCCGAGAGACAGATTAACCGTGATAATCTCCTTTCTCAGATTTTTATGCCAAAGGAAGACTTCGATGGTTACGTTGATAAATATAAGAAGTCTTTCGAGAAGAAGATTCAGGAAAAGATGGATAAGATGGATGCTTACGACCAGAGGAAGTTTGATGCTATCTTTGATACTACTACAGACCCTGCATTGAAGGGTATGATGGAAAAGAAACGTGCCAAGGATGCCAATGCTGCTGCTGACGAGCAAATAGCTAAGGAAGGTCTGAATCAAGAGAAGAAGGGCAAGGAACCTAGCGAAGAGGCTTACGATGCAGTAAAGATGTCTATTGATGTGGCAGAAGATAATGCTATCAGTACATATAATAAGGTGCTCAACAAGCGATACGCTGCCATGAATGACGAGTATAACGAGCAGACAGATGCAATGAAGTACATCTTTATGAGTAAGCATCCAAACTTCAAGGCATACAAGGATTTGGAATCTGAATATACCACGTATGGCAAGAAGTTGAAGGAGTTGAAGGAAAAACTTGTTTCTGCTGACGGATATGATGCTAAGCAGACAATCCTGAAACAGATTCGTGCCGAGCGAGACAAGTTCTATGAACTGCAATCCAAGGTAAGATAAACAAAAAGGGGAGTAAGCGTAAAGCCTACTCCCTTTTTTCTTACTCATCTTCGTCTTCATCCTCTCCGAAAACCTCAGGGAATCTGACTTCAACATCTGGTCTGAGAACATCAAATGCTCTTCTCAACTCCAGCATTACCCAAAGTGCTCTTTGGACGGTTGGGTAACTTGACCAGCTCTCCAAAGGAGTAATAGCTAAGTCGAGTGCTGCTTCGTTAATCTCGTTACAAACCTCGTCAACGTCTCCAAATGTTGACTGAACCATCTTCATGAAAAGTGGTAAATTCTTGTTCTGTTCCATATTGTGGTAGAAACTTTAAAGGGGCAGACTGACCTTTTGTTCAACGCACTCTACCACACAACTTATGCGCCCATGCACCATTACATTACACGGAAAGGAGTCTGCCCCAAATATGTTACGCCTAGACAGCAGTTTGAACGTCTGCCATCATCGGATTTTTAAACCATATAATTTTATTATCGTGGTAGATAACTTTGAATTTTTGAACGAGGCAAAAGTACTTAGAATATTCCAAACTACCAAGTTTTGAAACCAGTTTAACACTGTTTTAACACAAGGATGCCTACAATGCCGAGGATATGAAGAGAATCCGTGAACTGAGAAAGCGAATCCTCTCCGTACTGGAGCCAGCCAATAAGGTGGTTGTGGCTAACCAGAAGGCGAAGGCTGAGAAGTAATATATATATATATGACTATCCCCTGAAAGTGCTAGGCTTTCGGGGGATAATTGCTTTCAATCTGAAACTTTTTACTTATATTTCTTGTGTAAATCTGTTAATCTGTAAGTATTTATAAAGTTTAACTATTAAAAATATCCTAAATTGTTATGTTCCCATTATTTCTTTTTATATTTGCAGCATCTAAGAATATCTGAATCTCAGGTGATTACATCAGCAAAAGATTATCCAATCATTATAAACTTAAAAATGAAGGCTTATGAAAAAAGATGAAGACGAAGACATACGAGTCAAGAAGTTAATTGGAGAGATAACTAAGTTACTCCCTGAACGAAGCAAGATTAAGACTGACTTGTTTTATTTCAAGTATGCGCCTATATTGGTCATGCTTTTCAGATGGTATGGTATATCTCAGTTCTATGACAACAAAATGGAGATAACACTATGGTACGAAGAGAACGAGGAACCTGTCTGGTTCTTCTACTTCATCACTTACATTCTTTACCCGATTTCTCTTTGGAAAGGTCAGGTGTTGCACCGATTGTGTGTAGAGTGGCGCATTCCGATTTTCTATATTGCAGGAGTCAATGTGATTCACGTCATGTATGATTCCATCGTTATCACGAATCAGATGTACTATTGTGATATGTTCCTGATTACACTCATTTTAATTATATATGCTTATGTCGCAATTAGTAAATTACAGCATCATCGAAGCAGGACTTCGTGCTCTTGCTGACAAGGCTCACGAATCAGCGGTAGCACAAGCAGAAGGCAAGCCTATCCCTTGCGGTCTGTCAGAGAATGATATGGAACTGGTGGTACTCCTTACCGCCATGATGAATGATACCCAAGCCAACAAGGGCTGGTGTGCTCACGAAATGGGGAAGTCTATCTCCTCATTCGAGAAGTATGTTCACGATGGTAAGATACCTGAGGGCATCCACGACCAGTTCGGTCACGAAAAGAAGTGGAACAAATCGCTCATCAGGTTCTTCGCCAACAAGAAGGCTTTCTTTCGCAAGCAAGCCCGAAAGTATGGCATAAGCATATAGCTTACGCTACACAATTATATATAGGAGAGACCCAATCGCCCCTCCTGTATTTTTACGACCTTTTCCGTAACCATAAATCTTTGCTCATCATACACTTATAGAACCTTTTACGAGTTTATCAATCTCTATTCATATTATTCGTATCTTTGTGCTCGTAACGTTACAAAGTGAGTATTATTTAATGTTTAACAAAAGATTTCAGGATAATATGGAAAGTAAAACGTATGTATTCGGAAACGAAGGCTCAACATCCAACAATGGGATGCTCGGTCTTCTCGCACCCCTTCTCCAGAAGCAGGGTGTTGACCCAAATGTCCTTCTTGCCATGAAGGGAAACAATGGTTTCGGTGGCGAAGGTGGCTGGTTCATGTGGGTAATCTTCCTTTTCTTCCTCATGGGCTGGGGAGGTAACGGCTGGGGAGGTTTCGGCAATAATGGTCGTGGTGGTCTCGCAAACGAGATTAACAATGACTATGGTCGTGGTCTCCTGATGGATGCCATCGGTGGCAACCGCAATGCGCTCAGTAACCTTGCCACTCAGTTGAACTGCACCGAAGGTCAGATTCAGAGTGCCATTTCTGCCTTGACTTCTCAGGTTCAGAGTGTAGGTAATCAGGTTGGTATGAGCGGTATGCAGACCATTAACGCTTTACAGCAGGGTAATATGCAGATTGCTCAGCAGATTGCAAACTGCTGCTGCGAGAACCGCTTGGCTATCTGCCAGCAGACTGGAACCTTGCAGAATGCCATCAACAATGTAGCTACTGGTCAGGAGCGTGGTTTCTCTAACGTAGCTTACGAGACTCAGAGACAGACTTGTGATTTGCACAACGCTATCAAGGAGAGTACTCAGACTATCGTTGATGGTCAGAAGCAAGCTGAGTTCAGGGAAATGCAGAATAAGATTGATGCTCTTCGTGAGGAGAACAGCACCTTCAAGTCTTCTGCAATGACCTCTCAGATTGTTGGTCAGGCTGTGGCTCCTATCAATCAGGTATTGGCTGGCTTGCAGAACGAGGTGGCTGGTATCAAGTGTAAGTTGCCTGAGACCGTGACTACTCCTTACAGCCCATTTACTGCGGTTCCTAACTGCGTGGCTTATCAGGCTGGCTTGTATGGTTTGAATGCTGCTAACAATGCAGGATTCTGGGGTTAATAAGGAAAGGAGGCTGCTATGTTTTGGTTAAGACCATTTACATGGGTGAATCGTAATGGTTCGGCAGCTATCGCTTCAACGGGCGTGGCGGTGAACACCAACAATGTTGTTTTCTCGTTCAAAAACCACGCCTTCCTGAATGCCAGCTATAGAGGAACGATTTTCGTGAACCTGATGCAGGCTATTCCGACTGGAACGACTGGCACGCTGCCTATCCTTTTCGAGACCAACGGAAGTACTCAGGCTGTGACCAAGTATAATGGCGCACCATTGACGGTTGCAGACGTGCAGGGAACTGGTGTTTATCAGTTTTGGTTTGAGAGAGATACTAACACCCTACAGATGATGTCGGGTATTGTTTAACAAGAATAGATAATAGGAGATTACATTATGTTTCAAGGTTTAAGAACAAATTCTTTATTCTATGTGCTCGACAAGGGCGAGAACCCGAACTTGCGAATCGGTCAGGTGGTTTCAGTAAGCAATCCTCAGACGAAATACCCTACCTTTAATAACGGCTTTACTCCTCAACCTATGGAGACCGTAGTGGACGTGAAGGTGAAGCTGGGAGACGAGGAAGTGGATTTCAAGCAACTGCCAGCAAACGGACAGATAGCCAACGACAAGAACCTTGTGGTTAGCGACAACAAGGATGCCATGAGTGCAGAGGTGGATGCGATGCTGAGACAATCCAAGGCGATACTGGAGAGCGTAGATTACAACAAGAGGGTAGTAGAATCTTGTGAGGGAATGCTACAGCAACTCAACCCCCAGATAGCCAAGGAGAAGGAACAGACCGAGAAAATCAATAAACTGGAAGGTAAGGTTTCAGGTATTGAGGGCAAGATTGACAAGATGATGGGATGGCTCCAGCAGACCATGAGCAAGTAATCTCCTATCTATTTATTCATTTAAAATCTTATGATTATGGTAATGATTGAGATTACAGAAGATAAGTTCGATGATTTGTATGAAAACATCGAGTCTATGCTTGGTTTTGGCAGCAAGGCTATGTCTTGTCTGAAAAAGATGAAGCAGGAGCGTATGGGTGAGCGTATGCCTGATTATCGTGACGATTGGAGAAGAGAGCGTGAGGAGCGTGAAGAGCGTGAGAACAGACGTAGATTCAACAACGTGAACGATGATTGGAACTACCCGAACCGCTATGGTGAAAGAGGTGGTGGCGGCTACAATGGGGGCGGTCGCTAGTGTTTAACTTGGGAGTTTTGGTAGCGACATAAATGTCGTGACCAGACTCCCTTTAATATTCAGCAATATGGGAAAATGCAGAATGCCATTGGATATGTACGACATGAAGCCCGAAGGGATGATTTCTTACCTGAGATACAATGGCTATCATTTCAGCAAGAAAATGTGCGAGTGGGCAGTGAGCCTGATGTACAAGTATGACCCTTCCTCCAAGCGTGATGTAAGTGTCTCGTTTTGGGATAAGGAGAAGGTGGATGCTCTTCTGCTTGGTCAGGGAATAGAGGTGAAGAATAAGATAGGCTACGACCATGTATATGTGGCGAATATGGCTAGGGCAGACTTCTACAAGTCTTCCATCAAGGATGAGGAGCAGCTAGCCCAGTTCATCAAGGATATGGTGGATGATGCCGACCAGAAAGATGGCTTCATCTTCAACCGATTCTATGCCGATTGCTGCCATAATGGTGTACCTATCCCTTGGGAAGATGTGTTATGATGAGGAGAGTTATACAACTTCCGAAATACGAATGGAGCATAGTGTGTTTCATAGGTTATCAGACACCTGATGCCGATGAGATATGCCATGCTCTTTCGGATATTGGCTGTAACGGAAATCCATTATCGGAAGCATATAAGCATCTGTCTTTATCGAGTGGAGATAGGGGGCTTACATATTCCAACCTATCAGAAAGAAGGAGTGTGCTTGCCATTGGGGAGTGTGAATCTTATGGCAGCATCATCAACACAATCGGTCATGAGCTTCTTCATGTTGTAGCGCATATCTGTGAGCAGGATGGAATAAATATGCTGAGCGAGGAACCATGCTATATGATGGGTAGTCTGTGCGAGAAGTTCTTTGATGTTTCGAGTGTTAATAATGTTAATTGATAGAGACGAACCGAAATAATTAGTTATCTTTGCATCAATAAAACATTCAAACTTATGAAGAAGAAAATTATATTTTATATTATAGGCATACTTGGCTGCATCATCATTGATGCTGTATTTGTTGCAACAGCAATCCATCATGAAGCACCAGTTTCTGATTATATCCTTATGGGTATATTCCTACCTATTGTTGATATTGCGTTTCTTGCTTTTGGTAGTTTATGCTTAAAGAAGTCAGGAAATGAGTGCTTGGTTATCAAACTTCCTGAAGCAGTAGATGATGATAAACTGCCTAAGTTAAAATAGGAACAGAAAACTTGAAGAGTAAATACAAGAAAAGGGAGTGCCAAACAACACTCCCTTCTTCTTTATCTATATGGTTTACTCCCCATACTTTGGCTCCTCATACACAAGACCATGCTCATCTACGTAAGCCTTGGCTTCTGTGTGTGTGTCAAACTCTACTGCGGTGGCATTCACTGCTGGGAATACCTCTGCGTTGTCACCTTCTTCTGTAAGAGGAAACACCATCTTGGTTCCCTCATGTACTACCTTATACTTCTTTGTTAACTTATTCATATCTTGTTTCCTTTCTTTACTTTAATGTTAAACTTATGATACCTTATGCAGGAGTGACTGATATTGTGTACCCCTTCTGCTGCAAGGTTGTTATAGCGGCATCCGATGCAGAGGTACGAGTGCCAATCAACGAGATTGTCTTATACCAAATATAATCACCAATAAACTTAGCTTCAAGCGTTGCCATATCGTTGAGGAAAGCATCAATATTATTACACTTACACTTTTCTAATGCTAAGATATTTGTTCTGGTTTTAATACCTGTCCATGTAAATGTGCCGGTATTACTGTCTGCTTGTACCCATAAAATATTATTTGGTAAAACAGATAAATCACCATAAACTCTTGTGCCTTTAAATTGTAATTGGTTAGTTTTTGTATTCTTATAAACAGAAATATCACCAGTTACTTTAGTATTCAAAACACTTGGAATATCAGTAAGACCAGTCAATTTGCCAAGCACAGCAATATCACCTGTTACCTGAGTGTTGGATAAAAATAAGATTTGAAGACCAGTCAATTTGCCAAGCACAGCAATATCACCTGTTACCTGAGTGTTGGATAAAAATAAGATTTGAAGACCAGTCAATTTGCCAAGCACAGCAATATCACCTGTTACCTGAGTGTTGGATAAAAATAAGATTTGAAGACCAGTCAATTTGCCAAGCACAGCAATATCACCTGTTACCTGAGTGTTGGATAACATTAGATTTGTGATATTTGGAGAATACTTCAGCGATTCTATATCGAAAGAAAGTTTACTTTTAAAATCTTTCCAAGATGTTGATAAGAAAGTACCAAAACTTCCCAATGAATATTTTTCAGATACAACAATTTCATAATCACCATTGCTGTAATACACTAATGTTTCAGTATTAGCTGCAATATCCATTACCTTACCTTTATTTTCAGATAAAGTCTCATTCGTAAAATAACCATTACCTATAATGCGAAGATGGGTGTCTTTATTATTTCGTACACTAAATTTTTGTGAATCAGTAGTAGGAGACTCCACCTTGCTAACTTTAATACAGAACTCACCAATACGTAACAGAGAGTCATTCTGTACAGAACCATTTAATTTTGTAATCAAACATTTTCCCATAATTATTTCTTTTTAATTATTTATAATTCCATAAAATATCGCAAAAATCAATTCGCTTTTCTAGCCACATTTTGATTCTTTCCTTTGAATCATACGTTCCGTTTGTAAAATAGTTACCATCAGTTGTTGGTGTACTTCCTAAACATTCTTTTACACACTTATAATAGTAGTTATTATACCCACCATTACCATAACAAACAATAGTACCTACACTATAATTTGTTTCTGCATTATACGAATTTATAGAATTCAATTCACTCTTGGATAATGGCATGTATGGTTCCCAATGCTCATCAAGATTTGTCGGCTTTCTATATGATGGAGAATTATTCCATTTAGTTACACTCCTTTTTAATGCATCAGTACCTAATCTGTCAAACCAATCATCAACTATCTTGTTTAGATTCTCTTTAGTTATGATACCATTGTCTCTAAGAGTTTTATACATAGTCCCAATCTGCTCTGCATACAATGACTTTATTACAAAAAGAGGATTTGTTGAATTAGAATCAAAAATCTCCCTAGACAATGATGAAGTCCACAATATGCCGTTCCATGCTTTTCCAAGACAAGAATCACAATCATAGATATTATATCCAACCTTTTTGTCATAGATGGTTATCTGAGCATTATTATACCATCCGTCCTGATTATAAGTCAATTCACAGAATATGATATATGCTAACAAATTATCAACATCAAAAGATTTCTCTACAATCTTTTTCTTTTCCTCATTAGTAGATGCAGAGTTCACTTCTGACTTATATGATTGACACGCTTCTATAATAGCTTTTGTCTTTGCAGTATTTACCATATCCTTATTGGCTGCATTATAATCTACAGATGTGACTTTAAATGTATCAGTGCCAGTTGTTGCAGCATTTAATTTTGAAAATGTGTATTGCTGACCAGCAACAGTGTCTGTACCAATAAGCTCTCCCATGTGTGTATCAGCATCATATTCCTCGCCATCTACACAAATAAGTTTTTTAGGATTACGTATTTCTGCACTTGTCCAATTAAAACTATCTCCATTAAACATACCTCCAACATTATCTATCAGAATGCTGGTATAGTCTTTTTTGTTCATGGAATAGTTTTTCCTGTTCTTTTTAAGAGACCATATAAAGAGACCATAATACTCACCATTCAGATACACTTCGCAAGGAAATTGTGAAGGCATACATTTGGCTTGTGAAACATCGTTGTCCATATCACCAGTTCCACCTATTAGAACATTATCTGAACTTATGTGAAATCTGTTTGAACGTACATTAAGGAATGATGTGATTTGCTCACCTATCTCGTAGCAAATTGGCTGTATTGATTTTAATGAATCCTTGTAGAAAGCTTTAAGGTGAAAACCGTCCTGTGCTACCCAATCACCGAACTTTATTTCAAACTCATTTCCACCCCAATCATCTGAAAACAAATCTATAGCACAAGATTTCATGGGGTCAGCCATAGTGCTAGCACCCTGTGCATTAAGATATGCTTTTATCTTAAAATAGTTTCCTGCAAAATCAAAGAACTCAATATAAGCCTTATCATTAACCAACTTCTTGCTAGGCATTTGATTAACACCAGTAATATTGATTACAGCTTTAGTAGGAATTGGTAATTCCAGAGCAGAATCATGCTTGTCATACCAGTCACTCCAGTCTGTTTTACCTTTAGTGTCAAAGCCACTTGCTTTTAGAGCATTACCAATGTCATTTACGCTATTGCCTTGAAGATTGAGATTTGACACATCAAGGTTAGTAACTTCCATATCATGTTCATGCTTCTTGCCTTGCGAGTCACGATAAGACATTACCTTGCCATCTGCATCTAGTGTAATTTCTGTTCTACCCTCCGGGTCTTCTAAAGTACTATGAGCATCAGCCACATCTTCATTAATGAGAGATTTACCTTCTTTCTTATCAACCTTAGCATCAATAGTCTCTGATTTCAAGTTGTGAGAATAGTGACTACCATCATTGTAAGTAGCAGACAGAACCTTTCCGTCTGCATCTTTCTCTACTGCAAGATATTCAGGATTCTCCTGTAAAGAGAAAACATCAAGGAGTTCTTTGAGATTGGTATCTATTGTACCTACCTTCTCCTGCAATGATGCAAGGTCTGATTGAAGCTTAGAGATAACTTGCTTCAAGGCATTGACAGCATGGATTTCACCAATGATTTCTCCGTCTCTTCTGATACCAAGTACTACTTTATCATCTGCATCAAGCCAAGCAGCAAAGTATTCTTCATTCTGAATAACGTGGTACATTTCATTGAGAGGATAATATGGCTTGCCAGTTGCTCTGTGGAAACCAAAGAGAACCTTATCATCAGCATCGGTGATGGCTTTTATGAACTCTTCATTCTCAATAACCTTGAAGCACTCCTTTACTTCATCACCAATGAGAGACTTGCCTTCCTCTTTGTCAACCTTTCCTTCTTGCAACGCTGTGATGCTTGCTGATAATTCTTCCTTGGCGGCATTAATAGCTTCAAGAATATCTGTCTTATCCTGCTGGCACTGGTTAATAATTTCCTGCAACTTGGCTCTGATTGGTGCAGGAATACCCTTGCCCCACTCAATGGAACCATCAAGCTGGATTCCAAACAAGAAGTGGTCTTCTGAATCTACTATTGCATTGATGAACTCTGGAGATTCAATTTCACGGAATGGAAGTGCAAACTGGGAAACTACCTTGTCCTTTGAATCACCAAACTCTTGGGCAATATTTTCCTTGTTGAATTTCTTTCTTGCAAGTTCATCAATAGCTCCCTGTGCTGTTACAGAATCAAGACCACTCTCTGTGTTCTCGTATGTTACTGCTGTGGCTTGGCTTGCACCACCACTTGCGGAAATGCCCTTGATGGCTTCCTCCATCTGAGTGCTGCGAGTCTGCAACAAAGAAATGTCACCATCGTTGGCAGTGATTTGCTGCTGCTTATCGTTAATCTGAGACTGGAGGTCTGTGTCCTTCTCTTTCAGTTGCTTGACAGACTTATCTACATCTTGGATCATCTGACTTAAATCCTCAGGAAGACCAGTGGCGGCTTGGATGGTTTTGCGAAGCTCTGGATCAAACTTCTCGATGCCAAGCGTATCGTCTGCTACCTTTTCATTTGTAACTGAGCCGTCTTTGATTTTTTCCGTAGTTACAGATCCGTTGGCGAAATGCTTGGTCTCCAATGATGCCTCACGAACTACTCTGCCATCAACAGACTGGTTGCCAAGTTTCGGGTTTGTAATAGCCCTCTCCTCTACCTTCTCAGTTGTTACAGCCCGGTCGTTGAGCTTCTCGGTGATGATAGCCTTATCCTTAACCTTATCGTAGGTGACTGCCTCAGGAGAAAGTTTGGAGTTATCAACTGCGCCATCATTCAACTTATCCGTGGTTACTGCCTTGTTGTTGATTTTTTCGGTCTCTACGGATGAGTCGGCAAGTTTGGAGGTGGTGATGTTTGCATCTGCTACCTTGTCGGTGGTGACGGATGCTGCATCCAGTTTATCGGTGGTTACCGATTCATTTTCCAATTTCTCTGTAGTAACGGCTTTGTCGGCAATCTGTGTAGTTCCGAGTTGGTCGGTCTTGTTGACCTTCTCGTCAAGAATCTCCTTGGTGGATTTGCCCGAACTCTCATCCTTCACATACTTAGTGTATGTCAAGGTCTCATCGGCTCTTCCACTTACGAGCGTGTTGTTGAATTTTACTTCTTCTGCCATATTATTTTAATTTAGCGTTATATGTATATTCTCCTGCTTTCAACTCATCTGACCAATAATAGTATATATCTCCTACTTTAGTAGAGTTGAGATTTGCCGTGAATCCTGACTGAGTGAAGACAACAGGAACACGGCTGGCAAACCAGATATATGGCTTGTCCTTGGTGGTAGTGATGGTGATAGACTTATCAACCATGTCACCCACAACCTTGGTGAGGTCTTCTATGTTGAACTGGCACATATTCTTGGCAGCGGTTGATCCGTAATAGTAGATATTATCATCGCCATTCGCCATGATGCTTACGTAGCCTGATACGGCTGGAATCTCAATCTTGCCATCCTTGTAAGCATCTCTTGTGATGTCGGCTCCATCCATGATTACTTTCACCAAACCGATATTGAATCCTTCGGCAGGAGTAAGAGTTGCTTCAAATTTCTCACCCAACTTCAATGTAGCAGGAGTAGAGGAGAGGGTAACATCATCCAAGGAATAGACGAATGTACAATCAGACTGATTCTTGGTGACCATATAATATCGAAGGTCGAACATTCCAACCGTCTCACCTTGGAAGACTCCTACTGGAACTTTCACCCTTTGATTGGTCTCTATGATCTGCAAGATGTTTCGCTCCACACTCTTCATCGCATAACCCTCATAAGTCCACGAAACGGCTACATTGTAGTTTCCGATTTCCAAGGTGGATGGAATATTGCATACCAGCACATTATGCTCGATGCCACCGATAGAAGTAGGAACGATGATGGAATCATCGAAGCAGCATTGTAGTTCCACCTTGATATCGGATGCTTGTGTCATATCGAAGTCAACCAAACGATTGAACTCCTTGGACATTTCCATCTTCCGCACCAAGATATGAAGCTTGAAAGCATTTCCTTGTACTATTTTATAAATCATATTTTGATACACATTATTAATAATAGCGCAAAGATAGGCAGAATTTTCTCTACCTATCTCTTATCCATTAACTTTTTGGCATTAAATCAAGCCCTTCCATCTGAGGAACTTGCGCTTGCGGATGCGCTTTCCTCTCTCGCTCTTGCAGTTGGTATGATAGACACAATCACGGAAGAGGTCTCTCGACTTCATATCCTTATCTACCAGTTTTGTCTTCTTGAAAGCCTCGAAGAGGGGGCGGTTCATAATCATCAGGTTGCCCTTCTCCGTAGGTAGGACAAAGTAGATTTCACCCTTGTTCTTCTTGGCTGCATAGTCTGCCTTAGCCGTAGCTTGGCGGTACATAATCTCGCATTTGATGCGCTTGAAAATCTTAGTAATCTTCATAATCGTATAATTAAAGTTGAAACTATATGATGGTTGCTGCCGAAACAGAAACCTTTTTTCTCATTACCCTAGTCTGATACAGAACCATCTTAGGCATTTCCATTTCATTGAAGCAGATATGGAGTCCAATAGCTCTTGTCATGAGCAAATCATCGTGCTTGCCATCAATGGCTCCGTATGCTCCATTCTTCTTGCGCTCGTAGGTAAGGAACTCGTTCAGGCATCGCTGGTCTCGTTCAACGTATAGATGCTCTCTGACTACCTGAACCAGTACAGAGATAACCATTGGCTTGGTTGCTACATTGGTATGGAATCCGTACTTGCGTGGAACACCTTCCTTAATGTCTGCTTCACTCTGTTTGCGTGCATAGAGATTGTCATATACATCCTTGATTTGATTCAGGATGAACTCAGACTGATCACCACCTTCCAAGATATGTTCCTTGTCTTTCGTCTCCAAGGTGTTGGATTCAATCACCAAGAGGGCATTATCATAGAACTTGGCTATCTGTGCTGCTTTCCAAGCCAGCAAGTCCATATCAATATGCCCATACCATTGGGCTACCACATACGGCTTGCCACCTTCCATCATCCAGTATCGGTCAAAGACACAGATAACAGACCAGTCAGCCTTACTACCTCTACCACCAATATCCACTACAACCAAATATCGGTTGGTCACCTTGCAATCGTCAAAGTACTCCGGCTTGCTCCATATCCACAACTGCCCAGTCTTGTCTTCCGTGAATCGCACGTTCTGTAGGCACTTCTTGCCCTTGTAACCATCACCATAAACATCACCGATAAACTTAGGTGATCGGCAACCTTTCTTGAACTGGTCAACCTTCTCCTCAGCAAATACCTTGGCTCCTGAGTGCTTGAATGCCTCAACTGGGTCAGATGGGAATCCGCTAGCCATATCTCCATGGTCTGTGAACTTCTTGCGCTCCACAATATACCAGTTGATGGCTTCCAAAGGTGCTCCCATCTGCCACAATTTCCAAAGGTATGTACCCGGCTCATCACGGTTAGACATTGTGTTGGTGTTGTTGCGGTTGTCGTATAACCATTTGGCAAACTCCTCCTTCTTTTTCTTGCTTTCAAAGTCAAGATGGTAGAGGTCGTAAATCTCAAACCAAGGAACGAAGAACGGCTCAAATACTGATTCACCTTTCTCTGCTGCCAGCCATTCCTGATGGAAGAAGTTGCCAGTACCATTGGCGGTTGACTCATATACAATCATGGTGTATGGTCTGTAGAGCACACCATTGGTTGCATTCTGAACAACTTGCTCAGGAGACTTGCCTTCTGTCTTCTCCCACAATCCTACCTCAGAACAATGGATGAGGTTGTAATCTTCACCATTGGCGGAAGTCGGATTCTGCATAGAACCTACCTTGATTTTGCAGAATCGCTGAGGAACCTTCTTCACGTTGCCGGATGTACCAAATCCTACAAACTTAGGCTCGTTCTCAGAATAGGCTTCTCCCATTTCGTGCAGGAACTTGGTCGGAAATTCCTTCAACGCTTCATCAAACATTCCTCGGATGGTTTCTGCCGTGTCCTTGACCTGAGCGATGATGAGCGAGTTGAGACCCTTCTGCCACATAATTTGCAGCCAAAGGAAGTACATCTGAATGACCGTTGAACCTCCCCATTGTCGGGCTTTCAGCAGGATGAGTCGGATAGGGCGGTTCTTCTTTCTTCTCTCTTCCAGCCACCTGAGCAGTCTGCGCTGCGGTCTTCTCAGCACAAAGCGGAAGGGGAGACCTCCACCTTTCGGCTTGATATAGATGAACATGGCGAAGAAGAAGAAGGGGTCGTGCTTCATCCTGATTCGGGTGAACTGCTCCACCAGTTGCTCCATTTCCTCTTCAAGGTTGTATGGCTCATCCATATCCGCATGCAGTTCCTCGATCACCGCCTTGCAGCTACCCAGTTCCAGCAGCATCTTGATGAGCGGAATCTTCTTCATGCTCATCGGGAGGTGCTGCTTCTGAATCGGGAAGTCAGGCAGGAAGAGCAGGAATCGCTTATCTCCACAACCCTCACCCTTGATCGGGCTGAAAGGAGTGTTGATTTCCTTGATGCGCTTCTCATTCTCAGTCAGGATGCTCAATACATGTTTGTCTAGTGCATCTGTCAGCTTGGTTCCTATGGCTACTTGTCTTGGCATATCGGAGAATTAAGATACCCCCACAACAGACCGACTACATAGCAATAGATGTGGATGCCCACTGCCATGCAAGGAATGAAAAATCCTACACATATATACGAGAGAATGATGATGTTGTATCTCACCTTCTTCTCTACGAATGGGGCGATATATCCCATATAGGCATATACGATACCGCTGAGACCGATGATGGGTACGCTAGAACTGGGGTAATAGCTTACGGCTATGAGATAGAACACCACCATATCTACGATGCCGCAAGGTCTGGCTTTCAGGCATTGGTGCAGTACCCAAATGTTGATGGCAGCATGGAAGACGTTCTGATGGAAGAACGGATATGTAAGTCGGTTCAGCATAGAGCAACCTTCGTAGAGACCCATCCCATCATAACCAAGGAATGTGATACACATTATTATAATGTACCCAGCATAAAGCGCAATCTTTTCTTTCTTAGTTCGTAACATCTTTCCTTCTCCTCCTTTCTCACCTTATGAAGAATCACGTGTATGGATTTCGGAGAAAGATAGAAACTGGGAGCCTCCTGATTGCACACGTAACTAATGGCATCCAACTTGGTGATGGAAGGATGCTGCTTGGTATAATCAATAAATCTGCGGTATATTTCCTGAAACATTTCTCTCTTGGTAGGGTTCATGTTATTCAAGGATTTCCCTTTGATCATCGTCAGAATAACATTGTAAGCCCTGATATCCGAGACCCAAAAACGCTTGCTTGAAGATTGCAGTAATCTCTGCTCAATCTCCAAGAGGCTGATATTGTCTCTTACTGATATGATTTCCTTGTAAGCTCTCAATATGTCAGCGTTTCGCTCTTGTGTAAAGTCACATCGTGATCCTTTATGTTTCATTTTCTTATGATGCAAAGTTACAAAAAAGTATTGAAACAACCAAATTATTCATATACGATTAATTAAAGTTAACGGATAAGATTGATTATAGGCGGAAAAGCATTACTTTTGGGCATTGATTTATAAATTAATACATATATATATGCCTGATAATATAAATACGGAACAGAATGCTGGTGCTGCTGCACAGCAAGCTACGAAGACCAAGAGAGACTTGGCTTTGGAGCGTTTAAAGACTCGTCACCCCGATACCGAGTATGCGGATGATGAAGCTATCTATGGTGCTATCAATGATGATTATGATGCTGACCAGAAGTCTTTGCAAGGTTACAAGGATAACGAGAAGGCGATGGCTGACTGGATGGGAAGTGACCCTGCAGCGGCTACCTTCCTGCAAGCGATGAAGGCTGGCAAGAGTCCTTATGCAGAATTGATTCGTACACACGGAGAGGATGCTATCGACTACTACTCTGATCCTGATAATGTTGACGAGATTGCCAATGCTCAGTCTGAGTTCTTGAAGAATGCGTCTGATGGCAAGAAATTGCAGGAGGAGTACGACAAGAATATGCCAGCCAGCTATGCGGTCTTCGACAAGCTGGAGGAGAAGTATGGCGAGGAAGCGGTGAATGAAGCTATCGACCAGTGCTTTCAGACGATGAACAATGTGGTGAAAGGTATCTTCACCGAGGATATGATTACCGCTTTCATCAAGGCAAAGAATCACGATAGCGATGTGGCTGATGCTGCTCACGAAGGTGAGGTGCGTGGTAAGAACACCAAGCACATGAAGAACTTGGAGCTGCGCAAGAAGGGCGATGGTACTGCAGACCTTGACTCAGCGAATGCCGAGACCAAGAAGACCGACAACCAGCCGGAACTTGGTGCGCTTGGCAGGGCTACCCGAAGAGGAAACATCTGGGAGCGTGGAAACGAGAAGCGAACACGCATCCGATAAGATAGAGTTAGATTTATATAATGTTTAATTAATATTTAGGATAATGAAAGTAACAAAAAGTACATTTAATCGACTGTTCTCCATTTTCATTATGGTGATGGCAGTTATTTTTGGTGTAAACGGTCAGGTGCTGATGGCTGAGGCTACTCTTCCTGATGGCGGTACTTCTGAGAGTGGTCACCCTGCGGAGGCTGGCGGTGCTCCTGCTGCTGGTGAAGCTGGCAATGGTGGTGCGGCTCGTCAGAATGAGGGTATCGCTACCGAAACCAAGGGTCGTGAGCACTTCAACGAGAAGGGTATTGAGTTTTACAACAATGACATCAACGAGAAGATTATCAAGATTCGCCCGATGGCAACACCAGTGGATCAGATTTCCCGTTATGCCACAACCAAGTCGGCAAGCTCCTTTGTTGTTGAGTATTGGAGTATCGGTACTCGTCCTATCCGAACCACAGTAAAAGAGAATACTGAGACAAGTACTGGTACATCTATGGTCTTGAAGGTAGAAGACCCTGAAATGTTTACGCTTGATGATACCATCCGAGTGGTAGGTGTGAAGGCTGTCACTAACTATAAGGGTGTCGCTTATTCAACCATTACTGATGCTCCTACTCCTGATTTGGTGCTCTGTGTGTGCGGTAAGGACACAGAAGGCTATCCTATCGTGTATGCCATTAATGGTAACATGGTCAGCAAGCAGCCTATCGGTGTTCCTGCCTTGAAGCAGGGTCAGAAGTTGATTCGTATGGCAAAGAGCTGCGGTGAGCTGGATGTACAGACTGGTCGTTTCAACAACCTTCCTGATTCTGATATTCAGTACTGCCAGAACTTCATGATTCAGGTTGAGCAGAGTACCTTCGATAAGATTGCTGACAAGCGAGTGGATTGGGATTTCTCAGACATCGAGGAGGATAGTATCTATGATATGCGACTTGCCATGGAGGGTTCTTATCTCTTCGGTGATATGGCTTGCATCAAGCATACTACCAAGAACAATTCAGCTCAGTGGTTTACCAAGGGTATCTGGTGGATGGCTGGCAAGGATATTGAGGTAGGTCATATTGCTACTGCCGATGAGATCAAGAAGGGCTACACCAAGAATGAGCGAGTTATCACAGACTTGGAGCTGGTAGATATTTCCAAGGATATGTTTGTCGGTACTGGTATCGGCAACAAGCGCAAGGTGGTTATCGCTGGCTCAGACTTCGTCCGTGCATTCAGTAAGATTGATTCTGACAAGTTCCGCTTGAAGGACACCGTTGAGGTATGGAACTTGAAGTTCAAGAGTTGGGAGACAGACTTCGGTGAGGTGTTGATGATTCACTCAGAGTTGTTCGACCTCTTCGGTATGAGTGACTGCGGCTTCGCTCTTGACCCTGAGTTCTTGGTGAAGAGAGTACACTTGTCTTGGACTCGTAACGTTCTCGACTTGAAGAAGGCTGGAATCCGTAACACCGATGCAGTAGTTATTCAGGAGGTTGCTTGTCTGTACTTGAAGTACCCTAAGGCACATGCTCGTATGCGACTTGCCAAGGTTCCTACATCTGAGGCAGAAGAGACCAAGGCTGCTGCTTAATGCAGGGCAAATTCGGCAAATTATTCATTAAATAGAGAGGGGTGTGGGCACTAGCCCCATCCCTTTTTTCATAACACATATATAATAAGGTATAATCATGTATAAGAAATATCAAGCTGGTACGGATTTGTCGTTCAGCGTTATGGTTGGTAACGAACGAGTGAGAGTTGTCTTCGAGGGCAAGACTATGGGTTGCAGTATCTATGGCACTAGAGACGAGAAGTTGCAGAAGGCTATCGAGTCTCATTATTGGTTCAATGACAAGTTCTTCTTGGTGGAAGCCGTTGACGAGAAGAAGGAAGCTGCCGAAGCCAAGAAGAGAGCGGCTGCCAAGACCAAGAAGAAGGCGGCTGATGAGAAGAAGACCCATATCGTGACAGACTTTGAGGATGCCAGAGACTATCTGGCTGAGACCTTCGGTGTGAGCCGCTCGAAGTTGAAGACCAAGGAGGACATCTTGTCTATTGCCAAGGAAAAGGGTGTTGAACTAGAAGGACTTGAATAATGAAGAAGTATGCTGTATCTGATTTGGTGAAAGAAGTGAAGGTGCTCTTGGACAGAAACCAAGAGTCTTCCGGCTTGCTGACTCCCGATGATACTGATACGCTCTCTCAGGCAGAACTTATCAAGAGTAAAATCGTAGATGCAGCAAGTATCATTCTTTCCGATGCACCAATAGATATGGTGGATGGAATCAAGCTAGACAACATCAGCGTATCTTGGGCATCGAAGAACAATGCTTATGTCGGCACGGTCTATATGCCAGCCGATATGATCAGGTTGCTCAGTGTAAGAGCCAGCGACTGGAACCGCAATGCCGAAATCATCACCGAGAATGATGAAGCCTACAAGTATCAGGGCTGCAAATATGGAGTGAGGGGCAATCCCGACAGACCTATTGCGGCTATCATCCATACCAATGGCGGTAGATACCTAGAGCTATATACGAGCAAATCGAATAGCGTGACGGTTGACTTCACCTATGTGGCTCAGCCGGAAATCATCACGGAAAGCAGTGGTGCAGGGTATATCAATCTACAGAGCAACCTGAAAGATGCTATCCTCTATATGGCTGGCTATCTCACTTGCGTGAGTATGGGAGATACCGATACTGCGGCTGGGTTATTGGGTGTAGCCAGAAAACTGGCACATATTGTCGAACCAACAACATCGTAATCATGGCAAAGAAGAAAGAAAAAGCAAAGTTGTTGTCGCTGAGCAAGGTGGTGGACAGAGAGGAACTGGATAGCGTAAAAGCTTCCAAGAACCGATTCGACAAGCCATACGAGCGTGCCTTCTCCATCCTGCTTGAAGCACAACGATACTATAACAACATGGATAACTTCCGAAAGCGTAGGGAGAGAAACAAGCGGTACTGCTATGGAGACCAGTGGGGAGATCTCATTGAAATCGAGAATCGGTGCGGCTTTACCAAACGTATCAAAGAGGAAGACTATATCCGTGAGCAGGGTAGTGAGCCGTTGAAGAACAACCTGATCCGAAGGCTGGTGAAGAATGTGCTGGGTGTGTATCGCTCACAGAGCAAGGAACCTACCTGCAATGCGAGGGATAAGGATGAAAAGCGGTATGGCGAAACGATGAGCGTGGTGCTGCAATGCAACCGACAACTGAACCGAGAGACGGAAATGGATGCCCGAACGATGGAGGAGTTCCTGATCAGTGGTGCTGCTATCTACAAGAAGAAGTATGGATGGCGAAGGGGAAGGTTGGATTGCTGGACAGACTATGTGAATCCGAACAATTTCTTCATAGATAACAATATGAGGGATTTCCGTGGCTGGGATGTAAGTTGCTTGGGCGAGGTTCACGACATTACCATCGGCAATGTGCTTCGGGAATTTGCCAAGACTCCTGCCGAAGCAAGGAAGTTGAAGGAGATTTACCGACTGGCTGCTGACCGAGATTTCGTAATAGCCGACTGCACCCAGCGTTTCGGAGAGTTTGATCCGAAGACCATCGACTTCATGAATCCTGCCAATCCTTCACTCTGCCGAGTGATTGAGGTTTGGCGCAAGGAGAGTAAGCCACGCTATCGCTGCCACGACTATAACAATGGTGACGATTTCAAGATTGACATTGAAGATAAGGCTGATATTGTAGATGCTGAGAACAGAGACAGAATCAGGCGAGGTATGGCTGCTGGCATGATGGAAGAGGATATTCCGCTGATTGAATACGAGTGGTTTATGGATGATTACTGGCATTTCTATTATCTTTCTCCTTTCGGTGACATTCTGAGAGAAGGCGAGACTCCTTATGCCCACGGAGAGCATCCATACTGCTTCAAATTCTATCCGTTTATTGATGGCGAGATTCATAGCTTCGTGGAAGATGTGATTGACCAGCAGAGATACGTGAACCGACTTATCACGATGTATGACTTCATCATGCGTTCGAGTGCCAAGGGTGTGCTGCTCTGTCCTGAGGATTGTCTGCCGGATGATATGAGCTGGGATGATTTCTGCGATGAGTGGAGTAGATTCAATGGTGTGGTGAGATATAAGCCGAACAAGAGCGGTCAGGTTCCTCAGCAAGTAGCCAATAACTCAACGAACATCGGTATCGGTGACTTGCTCAACTATCAGTTGAAGTTCTTCGAGGATATATCGGGTGTGAATGGTGCGCTGCAGGGTAAACCAGGAGTATCGGGTACGAGTGGTTCACTCTATGCCCAGCAGACACAGAATGCCACCATGTCGCTGCTTGACATCTTGGAGAGTTTCAGCCAGTTTATCATTGATGGTGCTTACAAGACGGTGAAGAATATGCAGCAGTTCTATGATGTGGCTCGTAACTTCAACATCGTTGGCAGGGCAGGACAGATTGTTCGCTATGATCCGAAGAAGATTCGTGATGTAGAGTTTGACATCAATATCACCGAGAGCACGGCTACTCCTGTATATCGTCAGATGGCAAACGACTTCCTGATGCAGTTGTGGCAAGCTCAGGCTATCACCTTGGAGCAGTTGTTGCAGGTAGGTGATTTCCCATTCGGTGACGAACTTCTGCAGTCGGTATCATCCCAGCAGGAGGCAATCAAGAATGGCGAGACTCCACAAGGATTCTCTCCTCAACTGCAAGCGCAAGTGGATCAGGCATCCCAGAGCAATCCGAAGGCTCAGGCGATGCTGCAGCAGATGATGAGTGGTCAGGGTGTGCAGCCTAGCGAGCAGTATGCACCGCTCTCTGCTTAGTTTATAGTTTATAATTTTAATAGTTATGATAGCAGACAAGACGAACGACAAGAAATGGTATGGCAATGGCAAGGACAATGCCGACCAAGGAAGCAATGCCAACAAGGGTATTGCTACGGAGACCCAAGGTAGGGAAGACAATCCCGACCTTTACGAGAATGACGTACTCGGCAAGGTGGCGAAGCGCAAGAAGAACGACATCTGGTCAAGGGGTGGTGAGAAGAGAACTAAATTCAAGGACGAATAAAAAAATGAGGTGTTTTATCGTAACTGTATTCTTCTGATATTCAGATGGCTACAGAAATCTTTGTGAGTTTATGGTGCTCAGCGCAAGATATATGTATCTTTGCAGCATCATAAACTCTTAATTTTTATATATTATGGATTTTGTAGATTTCGTTGATAAGTATCAGCAGGATATGACTCCTGAACAGATGTTGAGTATAGCCAAGGCTATGGGTAAGTATCTCTCATATAAGTTGAGCGATGTAGAGGTACATCATCTTTGTGCGATGGTGTATGGTGTATTAAGTGAAGGGCATTTTGACAAGCACTTTGCTGATGATGCTATCAAGAAGATGTGGTACGAGGATGAGGATGGAACCAAGCACATGGCTCCTTTCTTTACGGACGAGGAGATAAAGAAAGCCTTTGACCAGCATAAGGATGATATTTCCGACTACAACATCTTTGATTTGGCGGTTACGATGAATCTGCTCAGAAGCGACCATCATAAGCTGCTGAAACAATATAGCAAGGATGATGAGGAATTGAAGGAAATGGTGGTGATGATGGCTATTGAATACCTTCAAGACCCTGACTGCTTGCATCCTACAAGCAAGATATGGCACAACATTAACGGATAAGATAATAGTTACGGGAACATATCTTATCTTTGCATATTATTAATAATATATAAAGATAAGATATGACTCCAAACGTGCGTGAAGGATTGCAATATGGTGCAGCTATTGGAATGTTAGCGAGTGGTGTTGTCCTCACCTTCCTATCATTCTTTCTCAATAATTATGTAGTTTCGGATGGTGTACTCTGGTACGTCAGCCAGACGTTGGTTTACTCTGGAGCGATATTCGGGGTAAACGTTTATTTTAAGACTAAGTTGGGCAACTTTGAGAGTATGGTGAAGAACGAACTCGCAAATATGCAGAAACAACAAGTGAAGGAGGGCAAGTAATATGAAGGTAACAAGAGAACAGGTTTTAGAGATTATGCCGAATGCCAAGGATAAGGTGGATGCTTTTTTGCCTTACATCAACGGCTATGCCGAGGTTTTCCATATTGATACACCGAAGCGAATGGCACATTTCTTGGCTCAGATAGCCCACGAAACCAGCGAGCTGAGATATACCAAGGAGGTGGGCAACAAGGCTTACTTCCACAAGTATGATGAGGGCAAGTTGAAGAATATGCTAGGCAACCTGAAAGATGGCGATGGCTACAAGTATCGGGGCAGAGGCTTGATTCAGATTACGGGCAGAGCCAACTATCAGGCTTACCAGAAGAGCAAGTACTGCCGAGGTGACATCATGGAGCATCCCGAACTGCTGGAGCAGCCATTGGGCGCAACCAAGAGTGCGATGTGGTGGTGGTGGAAGCACGGCTTGAATGAGCTGGCTGATAGTGATAGCTTCCTAGCAATCACCAAGACCATCAATGGCGGCACATACGGCTTGGAGCACAGACGAACATTCTTGAAGAGAGCTAAGGCTGCATTAAAGGTATAGGCTTATGAAGAAGTGGTATGATTCAGATGTATGGCAGTTGCTGATCTACATTTTGGCTATGCTGCTGGTAGCATTTCTTATGTCGGGATGTAAGACTTCCTACGTCCCGATGGAGAAATTCGTATATCGTGACGTAGTAAAATGCGATACCCTGCACACTTCAGACAGCATTTTCGTGCATGATTCGGTATCAAGTTCACAGAAGGGAGATACCCTGCTCGTTGACCGATGGCACAAGAAGGTGGTTGTGAAGACCCAGTATAAGGTAAGGGTGGATTCCTTCATCCGAAGAGACTCCATCCCAGTCCCCTATCCAGTAGAGAAGCAGCTCTCCAAGTGGGAGCAGTTTCAGTTGAAGTATGCGATGTGGTCGATGGGAGCGATGTGCGCCCTGCTCATCATTTTAGGTTTAATCATCTATAGGAAACATAAGAATGGCAAATTTATCAATTTCAATCACAAAAAGTAGCATCTATGAGGAGGTGGCGAAGACTACCGCCTACATTGGTGGCAAGAACTTGGATGCAAACGGCAAGAGTCTGTATGATCAAGTGTTTGTGACGGATGCAGATAGGGAAATGCTGGAAGGCTTTTGGAATGATGCCATCAATGACGTTTCCGTAGCCTTGGAGAGTGTGCTTGCTACAGAGAAGAGTGATTCGGGAGAAGAGGAAATCTTCGGACTGAGAGTAAGCTCTCTTTTTAAGGAGTCATTGGTGAAGACTTTGGAAACTACAGCTTTCAGCTATGTAGTAAATAAGATTGTAGCAGATTGGTGCTTAGTAGTTTCTAGGGATAAGGCAGAAGACTATCTCAGCAAGGCAAACGCTTTGCTGGTGAAGATGGATGCCATTCTCTATATGCGTAAAAGACCAACAAGATAGGAGGGTAGGATATGAAACATTGCAATAAGGGATATAAAGTGATGATAGAGTTGGAAAAGAAGGAGTTGATATACGACATCAAGAATACGGCTTTTTCTTTTGCTGACTCTTATTCCAGTCAGAAAGATATGGATGCCAAGCAGTTGAAAAATGTGTTTGACGTATCTGAGGAAGGCAACCGTGATAAACTGGCTAGAATATTGGATTCTGCCGTGGAGGATTGCAGGGAAATGCTTTTCCGCTTTACGAAGGTAGAAATGTATTGTGGCGGATTTGACTCGAACGAGTGGGAGGAGTGTATCGGTTCTCCTACCAATGAGGAGGAAGCCTACTATTTGGCTCTGAGAATGCCAAACGGATTCTCGAAGACCAGCGTGCATACCATGACGGTATATATTCACGATTATATTGTGAATCAATGTCTATATGAATGGCTGATGATTGTTTTTCCTGATGGTGCCGATAGGTTCTGGGCACTGGCTGAGGATAAGAAACAGAAGATTAAGGATGCCAGCAACCGCTCTGCGGTAAGAGCAAGGATCAGGCTTCATCCTTTCTAGACTTATGGTTAACGAAAAAGCAAGGGCAGCTATCTTCACAGAAGGCTGCTCTTTTTGTTTTGATATAAAATTATGTATGTTAAAAAAACTTATCTAAGCTTATTTTGCAGTCGGACAACAAACTCAGTTCCTACGCTATGAATGGATTCATCGTAGCTGAGACTGCCCATTACCGCAAATCGGAAATACTTATAAGGTGATCCTGCCATACCAGCCAGAAGCTGGTTGACGGAAGAATGAATGTAGAACCAGTTGAAAAGGTCGTTGCTTCCATACAGCACCACACCAACCTTACCTTTTGCAGCGTTGCGGAAATAACCACGGATGATGCTCTTGAACATCGTCTTGTGGATATTCTCCTGACCGAGAGTCAACGGACGTGTACAGAAGAAATAGGAAACGCTTCCCGATGGCTCCTTGACATATACATCAACAATCTTTCCGCTCTGATTGATGGCATAAGACTCGGGGTAGGAGTTGACGGTAGAACGGAACACGTTGTGCATCGTACCCCACATTCTGCTCTTCAAGGAATACACATACGCATAGGTGTAGTCGGGTCTGAACACGATGATGCGGTTATCGTAATAATCATAGATCAGGCTCGCCTTCTGCAGGAATGTTCTGAATCGGATATATTGAGTATCTGATTCAGGAATGCCTCCAAGGGTAATCAGCTTCTTCTGATAGTCGTTTTTGAATATCTGGGTGAAGACAAACGGATAACCATCAAGAATATCTGTGATACACTCGGAATCCCTGCCTCGCTGCATCATGATACCTCGTTCCGTAGGGAACAGAACGGCATCATCAATCTGCAAGATACCCTTAGGGTTGGAGCAAATATCTCTGTTGGCGGGCTGTCGGGCATCGTAGGTTCCTTCCTGATTGGTCATTAACACCCATACACCTTCATCGGTGAAGGCATAGAGAGGAGCTTCGCCAAACTGACCCTCGCTGATTGGTCGGGTATTGGCGGCAAGCGCATTGATAATGGATGATCCAACCTGAACCGAGTTCTTGGCAGGGAACACCATCGGATTCTCGGCTTCGCTGACCTTTACTACATTAGGCTGCTGAGAGACATACTTCTGATTATCTGTCTTGCTTAATGCAGCATTATACTCGGCTTCCGTAATCTCGGTGAAGTCTCCCGTATCAATCGGTGTAGAATCCCAAGTATATTCAGAAGGGATAATGGCTCCACTTCCGCTACCAAAGTTTCCTCCACTGGTTTCGCTTGCTTTAGTGCTTCCACCTCCAAAGTCTCCACCAGAAGAACCGCTCTTGATGAGCTTATGGCGATATACTTGCATAAAGGCAGGAAGTCCGGCATCATCGTGATAACGATACATATAATCAGACAACTCTGAACTTTCTGTTTCTGTTGGTGCATCTGTTCTTCCTCCAAATCCCTCGTTGTTCAAAGTATTTGAAGTCTGTCTATCTGCTGCAACTGGTGTCGAGCGGTTCTTACTGATGTTGATATAGTAAGACATTCCGAACGTCTCGGAAGGTTTCAACTTAACTTTCTTTGAGTAGTATTTGCTGTACTTAGGGAGATAGAAGTAAATGGTCATAGCCGTAGCAAGAGTGCTAGGATATGCCAAGATTGGGCTGAGAGGGTATTGCAGCTTGCCCTTGTAGTAAATATCTCTCTTGATACTATTCTCGCTGATGCTGACCTGATATACTGCATCACAGATGTAATCGGTAGAGAGTGTATCATTGGGGGCAAGATCAGTGTACTCATTCAGGTACATCTGATTATTCGAGACTTTCCGGCTGGAGAAAATATTCGTATCGAAAGCATTGAAGATAGTCTTCTTCACGTTTCCGATATGCAAGCGGTTGTTGTATGTAATGGAACATTGACCGCCAAATGAACTTCTCTGAAAGTCTGCTAGAGAAATACTTTCCTCGGTCTCCAATACTCGTTTGAGAGGAATAGCTGTGCCGAATTTATCCTTGCTGATGCTTGTGCTCAGATAGAAAGACTTCTTCTCGAAAGACTGATATACATCTTCCTCTGACAGATATTGAAAAGCATCGCAATTAACTCCTGATGCCATTTTGTCGTTCCAAAGGTAGCACTTATAGCGTGATATACCTTTGGTTTGTTTCTCCGTATCAATAAATGATTCCGGCTGGGAAAGATAAATATCTACACCGCTGATGAGGTCTTCAAGACCTTCGGGAATATCCATATTGATAACGATGGAGTGAGTATGAAGACTTGTGCTAGTACCAACAGCCTTTTTCTCCTGATACCAGATAAACTTGTTGAAAGTCGTTTCTGGTGCAAGAACAAATGGATTTGATATATTGATGTATGATACACCATCATATAGACGGATGGCGATTACACCAAAAACGGTATATTTGAAGTACTCCGTGCCATTTTCCTCCAACTGCTTATTGATCAGCGCATCCAAAGCATTGAAAATGATGGATGCACCTTTAAGAGAAGTATCTGTTTTATTGGAATAATACTTGTTTGACACAAAAGCGGAATCCCAATCATCACCAAGATTAACGGAAGCATTGCATACCACCGACTTTGTGTTTGAGATAACTGCACTATAGTTGATGGCGGATAAGTCGAAACTAGTGTAATCGCTTCCGTTCCAATAGGCATACTTAGTGCTTTCCTCTCCCACAAAACACAAGATGTTTCCGATGGCACTCACGGCATTGACTTGGAAATTGCCAAGACTGATGGTGTTCTCACTTCCGTTTCCACCTTTCTCTGTCCAATACCAAGTGTTGCCATTACGGATGATGTAGTGGGAGTGAATGGTATTATCGTGAGTAACCTTGTGAATCAGTTCGATGCTGGCTCCATCAGGTATGGTGATGGCAGAATCAACCACCACTGGCTGGTGGATAGGGTGGAGTGCTCCATCCTCGTTGATGAGGTTCAGGCAAGTTCCCAACTCACCCTCCTGACTTTCGTGGTCGGAAGGTGAGTGGGAAAGACCTTGAAATAATACTTCTTTAATCATATTTGTATTGTTATGGGTTTGGACGGATGATCTCGTAGTACGGCTCGCCATTTCTGTTCTTACGAGGAATGCAGGTCAGGCGCACCATCTTGTTGAGTGGGAGATTGTAATCATCAAGGATGGCTGTAACTGATGGACGTTCGCTGCGGAAACCAATCTTCTTGTGCTCCTGATTGTACTGGAGCGGACAGAAGATAGTCTGAGACTTGCGAAGTTCCTCCCAGTCCTCTCTCAGGCAGAATCCGTATGTTCCTTTGCTGGAGATACGGAAGACGAAGATGGAGCTATCTGTGCGCTCTATCTGCATAATATGGTTGTAGATGCCCTGCGAGAGAGTGACAGAGTTGGCTCTACCATCAAGCACTACGAAATTCTTTCGATGCAGGTAACCTTGAATGTTCCGGCATTTGTCTTTAATATAACTGAATATCATTTTGCAAATATACGAAGTTTTGGTTAGAAAAGATTATTATCCGTTTACTTTTGCCTTCTTCTTGTTGTACTGGCGAAGGCGAAGCTTGGCATTCTCTGATCTGAGACAACCGCAAGACTGGGTCACCCCTCGGAGCAAATTGCAGGATAGAACAGAAACACCTCTACCGCAATCACACTTGCATATCCAATAAACACCATTCTTACTGGATTTGCCGGAGCGGCAGCAGACATAAAGTCTGCCAAACCGCTTTCCTTTCAGGTCTATCAACTTTCCCATACCTTATTTCTTGCTAAGTTCCTTTGCCTCTTCAAGAGATAATGGCTTGCCGCCAAGAGGTATGCGGAAGTCGAACTTGGAACGGAAGGAGTAGTAGCAGACGAAATCGAAGCTCTCCTTCATTCTCTCGTCTGTGGTGATGTATATCTGATAAGCGATAACATCTTCTTCTGAGCGATAGATGGTAGAGTTAACGAAGTAGTTGCTTGTTCCCTTGTTGGCAATGACTGCGATATAGAACTTCTTGCCAAGGATGCGCTCTGTGATGCGCTGAATAATTGAGATTTTCTTTGTATTCATATATTAAATTTGATTAATTATTAAGAAGAATGCAGATAGGCTGCACTCTTTTTACTATTCGATTCCACAAGATACGATACCATCTTCTTTGTTGATTCCTCGGAAGTGCTCGCATCGCTGGCAAGCAAGGCTACCAACCATCAGGATTTCATTTGTGTACTTGCCTTTAATGCCGAATGGGCAGGGTGTGGTGTACTCGAAGTGCCCACCGACAAACTCGTTGACGTTATATTTTGGATATTTCATATACTATCTACACACAAAAATTAAGTTTTTTATATTCTCTTCTGATTATTTCATAGGAAGAATAAGTACTTCTTCCACATGACTTTTGCTCTGGGCAGAATCCTCTGTATATACACTGAGGAACGCAAGCGGATGCGAGGTAAGGCTCAATACGAACCAACTCGTCAAGTACCTTATACCAAATCTCTCTCGTCTCTCTTGCAGCCTTACTGCATAGTCTCAGCTTCGAGATATTGATGATCTCCTGAGCGTTGAGGGATAGCTGCAAGTTGACCAAATCATCCTGACGCATATCGTGGCGAGATACCTTGGAGCCAGTAATATCCGGTCGGGAGGTTGAGACGAATGGCTGAGCGTGAACGTGGCGAACAAAATGGTTGCTCACCCAGTATGGTATGCCATACATCTTAATATCAAACTCCAGCAATCTCAGTGGCGAGTGCTCGCTGAGAATCATCTGTTTCTTGAACTCATCGCTAGGCTCCTTACCCAGCGGTTCTTTTCGTTGTGTGAAGCGAGCAGCATCCACCACTCGTTCCCAATCTGTTACTTTTGTGATTTCTATTTTCATAACTATTTTTATTTTAGTTTCTGACCTTTTTTCTACCTGATCCGGCAGCCTCCTTTTTATCCCATTCAGCGATAGCTTCCGACAAATACTTATCCATAGCCTTAGTTAATCTTTCCATGACTATTCATCTTTACTTGCCTGATCTCCAAGAATATCCTTGATTTTCTTTTCGATGAACTCATCAGAAGTGAGTTTCTTAATAAGTTCATCTATATCAGGTAACTCTGCATCAACTCCGATTTCCTGATTTTTTGAGGAAACATATTCCTTTAGTGCTTTCATCCAAGAACTATTAGCCATGTCTGCCAACGAATCTTTTTTGCTCTCGTAGGCTTTCTTTAACTCTCCGTTATCACGGAAATATCTAAGAACTTCCGTTAATGCAACAATGAAGTTCTTGTCTATCATCGGGTTGCTCTTTGCCTCTTCCAGTTTAAGCATCAGGAAGAGTAATGATGAATGTAAATCTGTCTTGTTCATAACTAATCCTTTCTTCTACGATTCTTGATATGTAATGCTAAAGCGCAAAACGACAACAATAGCACTAATAATTGTCCTGCTTCCATATTACTTTTCCTCCATTATTTCTTTCTTGTTAAACTTATCGCCTTGGCGATACGGTGGTCTTTGAAAGGGATATGAGCAGGAGTGTCAAATGTTTCATCATACACTCCATTGATATGGTCGAACATTCGCTTTAACCAATATGATTCTTTCATACCATCGCACACTGAGCCATCGCCATTATTGTACTCATCAACTATAGACTTGTACTTCATTATCTTCTTTGCTAGTCTAATCTTCATAAGCTTTTACCTGTTAAGTATTCTAACCAATCGGAAAAACGCATAAACCATTTTGGCAGAGGTGCAGCTCTACCAACATACGAGCTTAGTGGAATAATAACAAATCCTGTTATTTTAATATATAGGCAAGCTATAATACACAAAGCTACATAAGGGATTGAGAAAATCACAGCCAATACAATTACTGAATAAAATAATATTTTCTTCATTCTTTACCTTCCTTTCTGTCGAATTTGTTGCCAACAACTTTGAATTTGAATACTGACAATATAGAGCCTAAGAAATTAAACAAATGCCCACCACCAACTGAATCTTTAATAACAAAACCTCCATCTTCATACCAACCAACCTCATAGATTGCTTTTGTTTTTTGGCTTTGCAGAAGGTCGTGTTCCCAAATTTCATTACCCTTGCAGTCTTTCAGACCAGTAAACTGACAGATGGTAGAGGGGTCAATTGGTGATGTCAGCCGTTTCTCAAAGTCTGTCATCCAAACGTTATCTGAATCTTTGTGATGAACCAAATCACCTTTTATCCATTTCCCATCCAATGTCTTCTTTGCCTTGAATTTTATGTTTTCTATTTTCATAAGCTAAATTCTTCTTTTTCAAATTCACTCTTTGGAACACGATAACAAACTTCTGCACCATAGGAACGTTTTACGCCTTTTAAGGGCATTAACTTTTCTAGAATATTATGTACCTTAGTGCCTTTTCTCAATAGTTCGTTAAAATTTGAGATAATGGCTAAGCAGCTTTACGTTGCCAGCCAA